ATAACTTCTTCTTGTGATTCTGGTTCTACAGAAGCTTTTGATTCTTGCATTTTAGCAATCTTCTTAGCTACTTCTTCATCAATCTTATCTTGAATTGACTTTTCGATAGCAGCCTTAGCTTCTTTATTCTTGTGTTTCCACATGATTGAAAGTTTATTTTGGAATGAAGCGAATGCTTCTTCTGTTTCATTAAGTTCTTTTAATTCTTGAACTAAAAGTTGACGATCTTCGTCATCGAGATCATATGATTGATCAACTGATTCCATACGAGCGTTGAAACGAGCGAGTGCTTCGTCAGCTTTTCTAGAAGCTTCAAATTCAGTAAGCTTATCACTTGCATCAGCAAGTTGCTTACGAACTTCTTCCATAGAGGCTTTGAGTTCTTCTCTTTCTTTTGCTAAAGCTTCTTTTTCTTCGTCAGCTTTAGTAAGAGATTCGCGGTATTCTGTGTCTTTTTGCTTAATAGCGTCAGCAAATGTGCTGGTCATATTAGCAACAGCTTCTTCAGAAAATTTCTTTTCAATGAGAAGATCCTTCAATTCGGAAAGTACTTGTTCAATATCCATAATGATTTCTTTTTTGTTTTTTACATTAATATTTTTGTATTGTGAAATTTTTGACTCAATTTTTTCAGTTAATTCAGGTTTTTTAATTTGAAAGTATGTTTTTTTATCTCTTTTATCTTTTATTTCTACATTTGATGATTCATCTTGTGATGAATAGAGACCTTTAACATCTGCAGCTGGAGTAGTTGTAAATCCAATACCAAGAGGATATATATCACCCCTTAATAATCTATATATTTTAGATCCATCATCTAATTTTCCAGAACCACCATATGCTCTAAGTTTAGCTCTCATTTCTTCAAAGTGCTTTGGATTTTTTATAATCTCAGCATCTTTTAAATCATTGCCACCAACAGCAATCACATAATCACTAAAGCCAACTTCCCAACTTGTAGATATGTGTTGATATAAAGAGTCGCTTGGATCAACAGATCTCTCTATTAATTTTGCAAAATCTTTATTAGCATATTTATAGACGACAGCTCCAAGTGAAATATTAAACGGATCTACGCGATCTTTAATTTCCTCTAATGAAAGCATATTATTACTGCTTCCATATTCACTGAAACCAGCAGATACAATATGACCTACGATTTTACTCTTTTCGTGTTCAATATTTGTTGGCTTATGAATGAAATTTTTAACAACTCTAGCGGCTGTTTCAGAATCCATTCCATCATCATTTTTATTAAATTTATTTACTACTGCTGCGTTAAAAGCAACTCCAAGCAAATCTATATTCTCTGAAAAATTGATATCTTGTGGAATTAATGGCTTTAAATTCTCTAATGATGCTTTAGAAATAAATGTTTCATCACCAATTACGCAAGAATATATTGGGGCTTCAAATTTTGTGGTGTACTTATATTTCATATTTAAAAATTAATCTTCGGAATCCTCTTCTCCTTCTTCCATTTTTTCCTCTTCTTCAGTTTCTTCATTTTCATGAGAAGCTGGATCTGAAGGTTTATCCATTTTTTCAAGAATTGCTTTCTGAAGCGCTGGTGGAAGTTTTTTTTGCGCTGGTGTTAATTCACCAGATTCACTTTCTTCCATAATCATGGCTTGCATTTTATCAAACTGAACCATACAAGCTTTCATTGTTGATTCTTTATCCATATCGGTTGTATCAACAAGAGCTTTATCATCTGAAGCGCAAGCACTCATAAATGATTTGTACATAACAGCTTTTTTATCTGCCATTTTTGAAAGAGAGATTTGTGTTTCTCCGTTTTTAACTTCCACTATTTTTTCAAGTGGCACTTTGATGTCTTCTGGATTAATTTTCATTTATTTTTTGAGAGTGATATAAAATTGCTGCTGAATAATCATCTTCCAATTGATGCTCTCCTAATATGGATAAAACATCTGGCATTGTATTTAATGAAGCTATATTATCAAAATTATTTACACAAGAATTAGCTACTGATTCCCAACTTTCTATTTCATTAGAAACAACTACAGCTTCACATAATTTGTTAAGCATATTTTCTTGTTGTTCATTAAACTTTTTGATATTAAGTTTTTTCTTTAAATTAGTTGATATTGAAGCGCGGGTTTTTTCTATTTTTTTAACAATAGATTGAATTCCTTTGACTGAATAGTTTCCTTTTACTAATGGAATCCCTGTAGTTCCTTCTGGTCTACCAGGTACTTTATTAGTGGTATTTTTTTGGACTTGTTCTTGTCCATCTCCACCTGGCGAAATTAAAGGAACTCCTCCAACTAGTGGATTATAATATCCTTCTTTTCTTTCTTCATTAAATGTATTTTGAGCTGGAGATATTTCTTTTGCTTGTGGGAACTGACCTGTGTGGAACATATCCATACCTTGTTGCGGAGTAAGAACTCCAAGCTCCATAAGTCTTGTTGTAATGCGCATGAGTTGAGTTTGATCTCTCATATCAACATCACGGAATTTTGCAACAGGGAAAGATCTAAATCCTAATTGTTTTGCAATTCTATTGATTTCAACTTGAAGGAAATCATTTAAAAATGCATTTCTTGATTCTTTTAATCTATCAATGAATATTTGAGCTTTAACCTCTGTTGCGCTATACTTCTCTTCACCAATAACTATATTTTGAAGACCTTGTTTAATATCTTCATTTAAAACTTTATATTTTTCAGATCCTAAAACTTTTCCTAAGTCTGGAATGACAAATTCTGCCTTTGTTGTATAGTCTGAAACTAATACTCTACCAACGCTTTCATTTTTAAATAAACTTTGCATGGCAGATAAATTTTGTGCATTGATGCCACCCTTATCTGGTTCTGCACCCATTGTTATTAATAAAATAACGTTTTCAACGGTACGAGTAATGGCTTGATCCATTTTCTTAAGCTCCATTTTAGCATTGATGTCTTCAAGCACTGGATAACCAAATGGAACTGCAAATGGTTCGTAATCTTGTTTCTTGTAAAATGAATAAGTTAATTTTTTAGGATCAAGTTCTATTTTTAATCCATCTGTATAATATGCGCCCTTTTTAATATCCTTCTTAACTGAAGAAGGCATAGCATCTAAAATTTCTTTATCTTCTTCTGTGATTGGGTTTTGAAGTCTTGCTAACTCATATTCAGATAAGATTTTTTCATAAGCCCCTGTTGCGAAGGTAGAACTTCTTTTTGCTACAATATCAAATGGATTAAGTACAATATACTTAAGAGGTATTTTGTTATCACCTAAAATACCTATTTGATTTACTAGTTTTGCAAAATCATCAGTTTTAAACTTGCCATCCACTCTGTATAAAAATACATTACCACTTCTGTAGTACTCTCTAAAATATTGATCTCTAAGATTCCATAATTTAATCTTTTTAAACCATTCTGTAAAAAATTCTCTGCTTTTTTGGGTTCCACCCTCAAGATAAATTTCTGTATTGGCGAATTCAGACATTATGTCTATAGCGTTTCTAAATACTGAAACATTAGCATACGCTTTTTGACAAAGCTCGATAGCCTCACGTACATTGACCCCATCTATCGCATAATTATATGGAAGTAAACCATTTCTAATACTTCCAAACCTATCTGTGGTTGAAGTCATGGCTGCTACATTTTTTCTAGAGCCAGTAGGACTTTCACCACTTCTACGAGAATATGAAGCTTTACTAAAGATTAATTCTTTGGTATTTGCTGTAGCATCTGATACATAAAAAGGCTCACCACATAACTGAGGCTCATAATTTTGAGCTTGTATTTGATTGATGGAAGCTGGTATTTTTTCAAATTTTGTCCAATAATCTGACTTCTTATTATAATGTCTCTTTGATCCGCTCATGCTTTTACTATTTTACACCGAAATGTCAAAAAGTTAACTTTAAAAGTTAATTAATAAACATTGGTGTGAATGTGGCTTGAGTGCTCTGCTCCTGAAGATTAATCATGTCAAAGTATGTTTGCATCATCCAATTACCTAAAACTAATGTGGAATATGAGTCTTTTCGGGCTTTATCAGCACCTCTTTGCTTTTTTAAATTCATTGGTAGGTCAAAACTTTGAGTACCCTGCGCTGACGTATTCACTTGAATAAGTGCGCATTGTACTTTGATAAGTTCAACATTATCTTTTAATTGTTCAATGAAATCAATCTGTCTAGCGCCAGATTCTTTCTCATCATCATGTCTTGAGAATTTTAATGTTTGAATTGGTATATTGGCTGATCTTTGTCTATTATAAGCTTCATCCATAGCTGCACCAGCAAACCATATTCTCTTATGGTCGAAAGCTGCTTGTAAGGATTCGTTGGCATATCTTATCCATGCAGAACTTGGTTTTCTTAAATGAACAATCTTTTTAGTCGATATATTGTATTGATTTCTCGCATCTCTTAGAGCTTTATCATATTCCTGTGGATTATCAAAATCAGCATCAAACATATCTAATTTGATTCCAGCCTTTTTAAATATCTCACTTTCATTACAAGAATTAATAAATTGAACACCTCCGTTATAGTCTCCAACAACTGAAACAATATTAAAATGAGTTAATAAATAATGAAAATATTCTATATGCTTCTTTAAATTTGTTCCAGACAATGCGTAGCTATGGACAATGATTCCATTTCTCTTGTCTGGGTTAATTTTAATTAATTGCATTGAGAAGTCGTCGGAGCCATCACTTTCTGACCAGGATGGGTCAAATGATAATATATATTGAGCTGTAGGATCTCCTACAACCTCAACGCTTTGTCCTTCTCCATCTGGTATGGTGCAGAGCGCCATTTTGCTTACCTTAAAGTATCCAGAGCTATCGTCAGTAAATACAGCGCCAAACTCACGATCAAATTGAGATTGACTCATTGTAGCTTTCGCTTGATTAATTAAGTTTTGGTCATAAAGCTGATCTGGTGCGCAATCATAACTAAAATGCATAATTACTCTATGAGCCTTATCTTTTTCAGCATTGTTTAAAATTAGTGATTCGTATTGTTGATATAATTTATAAAGATATTCAAATTTATAACTCGCTGAAGATAATCCAATAATTTTATTATTTGGCCAACGATAACGGTCTTCTTCAGACATTTTACCTTGTTTAATTAATACGCTTTCTAAATCATATAACTTTTGTCTTTCAGTTGGATTCTCCACAACAGAAAGGAATGGTAAAATAACTTCATTTAAAATCTTTTCTGGCATCAAAAGAAGCTCGTCGATAATCATTCTTTGGAAACGAAAACCACGGAGCTTTTCACCATCACCAAGTGGTAATGCTGTTATCTTGCTTCTTCCAATCTCAATAACCCACTCATCATTTGTCTTTGATATTCTGTTAATACATTGTGATAAAAATCCAGCTTTTGGACTACGAGATATTTCTTCAATTTTACGGAAAATCATTTTAGACTGTCTGAATGATTTACTAATGATTCCGATATGAACTCCTTGATTTAAAATCGCATCTAAAATAGCAAAAATAGCAGTAGAGAAAGACTTACTCATACCGCGAGACCATATACCTAAAAAGTAATCAGTTTCCATCATTGCTTTAATTGCCATATGCTGGAAGGGGAATAATGAAACACCAGTAATTAATTCTGAGGAGAAAGATGGGTTTTCTTTTAAGAATTTATATAATAAAATTTTAGCTTTCTTTTCGTCAATAAAACCTTCTGTATCAAGGATTTCTTGATTAATATTTTTAAACTTTTTATCTAATTTTTGATTACCAGTTTACCAACTCATGATTCTTTCCTTTCAAAATAATTAATAACTCCAGAATCTAAAAAATATTGGATATCTGTGTTCCATACTTTTTTGCCTAAAACCAAAAGCTTTGGTATTAAAATAGAGCTATTGCTCCTATTCCCACTAAATACAAATTGACAGCAATCTTTAAAATCATGTTGGAGTACTCTCATATTATGAAAAACATATTTTAAATTAACTTTCTGTGGAGAAAAAACATTTTTCTTTTCCATTTGATATAGATCTGTTTCGATAACTATAAACAAATAAGAACCAAGGCTTCTGCATCTTTCCAATTCTCTGCGAAATCTTTCATAACCGCTACTCATTGTATTACAGAAATCATCGTATGATTTTCTATCAACATAAGTATAACTATAATGTTCTCCAGCTACTGCATAATCTCCAACATCTAATTTTAATTTCTCAAAGTTTTTAAAAGGTAAAGGTTTTTGCTCTCTGGTATCTATAAAAATTTTAATTTTTGAGTAATCATTATGAAATTCTTTAGGGAACTTGCCATTAAACATTGGCTCTACTAAACATTTTTTACATGCATCAGTATAACTTCCATAGAATTTTTTATAAACATCTATTGGAGGAAGTTGGTTTGTATATAATTCTATAGAATTCGGAGCGTATTTTAATTCTTTTTTTTGTATGCGATCTTTTAAAATCTTTATGATGTAATCAGAAGCTTCTGAGAATGAAGCTGAATCACACCACTTAAGCAATTGACTACGATTG